TATGATGGTTCAAACGTAGCGGTTCAACGATTAAGTTCAAGTGGAATTTTGCAAACTACAGGCATCATTGATGAATTTACAATTAAGAGCGGCAGCGTTGCTCAACGTGTTAACCTAAATGGTAATTTACAACTTGCTGGTATATTTGATGAATGGACAGGTGCTCCTGTTGTAGATAGCAGTTTAATGGTATGGCTAGATGCTGGTCAACCTTCAAGTTATAGTGGTAGCGGAGCAACTTGGACAGATTTAAGCGGAAACGGTAAAAATTATACACTATCTAATGGTCCAACTTTTAACAGTGGTGCTAAAAGCACAACTGGTGGCACTTTAACATTTACGACCGCAAGTAGTCAATATGCTACAAGTGCATCTTCCCTATTCAATTCTACTACCTATAATACATTTACAATGAACATTTGGATATATCCAACAAGTTCAGGAAATATTATTCAAATTGATGGTCAGGCGGCGCTTGCTACTGGTTATCATGCCAGTGCCATAGAAATTACTGCTGCTGGAGTTATTTCATTTGGACTATGGACAGGCAGTGTTGTTACAACTATTGCAACCTCTACGCAAAGTTTAAATGCTTGGTATAATTTGGTTATCACTTATAACGGAACAACTGCAACTGCGTATGTAAATGGTGCCAGTGTTGGGTCATCTAATATAACATGGTCTGCACCAGGTACAAGCACATTTATGGCACTAATGGCAGCAGAAGGCACTAATATGGGAACTAATGCATATACTAGTGGTAATCTTGGTGCGTTTATGGTATACAATCGTAGTTTGACAGTAGACGAAGTAACTTCAAACTATAACGCACTTCGAAGAAGATATGGTCGTTAAGATAGGTCTAAATATACGGTGGGATAATTTATGGCAAAATTAGTAGACGGAACACGCATTTATGGTAACGCAACGATTGACAGTAACCTTACTGTCAGCGGCGGTATCATTCCTGGCAGCAATAATGCGGTCAACTTAGGCGGCAGTAGTTCACAATATTACAGCAGTATTTGGGCTAACATTCACTATGTTGGCAGCAGTGTGTTACCGGGTGCAAATATTCAAGCAAATATTGGTGGTGTTGGTAGTAACTATTTTAGTTACATTTATGGCAATAACTTTGTTGGCACATCATCTACAGCAAAATTGGCCGACTTGGCCGAAATGTATCATGCAGATGCGTATTATGCGCCCGGCAAGGTTATGATATTTGGTGGTGATCTTGATGTCACGGTTTCAACTCAATCTCATGATACGGCAGTTGCTGGCGTAGTATCTACTAATCCTGCTTATCTTATGAATGATAACTTTGAGCATGATAATTGGTTGCCAATCGCACTAACAGGTCGTGTTCCTTGTTTGGTGCGAGGACCAGTAAATAAAGGTACACTTTTGGTAAGTAGTAGTGAGCGTGGTGTAGCGTGTGCATTAGATAAATCGTTATACGAGCCAGGTTGTATAATTGGTAAAAGTATGGATATCATTCTAGATGATTCTGTAAAAAAAATTGAAATAGCAGTAGGAAGATTCTAATGGGAAATTTAAATAAACCAAAATACCGTCGTGATTATACAGGTGAAACTATCTCTTATGTAGAAGATGGTGAACAAAAAAGTATCTTTGTAACACCAAGAGATTTACCGCACGATTGGAATAGTCGTGGTGCAGTTGTTCTTGGTAACGGTATTAGCAGACTTGATCCTACTACTAAGTTAATTATAGACGGTAACAATAGACGAGTTGCTGAAGGTTATAAACTTACATATGCATGTAATGCAGCTTATCGTGATACAACAGCAGATTATTATGTAATTAAAAATAACATATTTTTTAGTGATATTCCAACACAAGATTATAATAAAATGTTTGTTTCTAATTCTTCTTGGTTGACCTATAATGATACCAATATGTTGCCTTACATTTATCACATGGATGCTGGCAGCAGTGCTGCATATTTGGCAGCATTTGATGGCGCACAAAAAATATTCTTATTTGGTTTTGATGGTAGTGATGGTGTTACCAGCGAAAATATATATGCAGACACACTTGGATATGAATCAGCACAGTATATTGAAGATTTTCAAAAATTTAATACATTTCTATATAATATCTGCTATTCATATAGCAGCACGCAATTTTATAGGGTTCGCAATCATTATAGTAATGATTTTGATCCTATGTTAAAAACATTGAACAATTATCATGAAGTTACAATTCGTGATGCAGTGCTATTAGGCGATTTTTAATATTTTTCTTATTGTTTTAAGTTTGTTTTTAACTACATCAGATGAAAAACTATTATATAAACCAGGATGCAGTGGTTTTGGCGTATTACTTAAATCACACCAAGCATAACCTTTGTGTTCACTAGACAATATTGGTATAAACTCGTTGTCAGTTAGCGCAACAAATGTATGATAACTAAAATGACCGTCTGGACTATTAAAGTATTCTAGTGGAATTACTTTTTTAATAGGTGGTTCATATCCTAATTCTTCATGGATTTCACGAACTAGTCCGCCATATAGTGTTTCACCTTGTTCAACGGTTCCGCCTACTAAACCCCATGTATTGCTATATGTATCTTGATCTCGTAGCAAAAATAGCCCACGTTGTGTAGCTACACTTATAAAAAGTGCGCCTACTGCAGTTAAATTACTATTGACCAATACCCTTCTGGGTACAGACCTTCCCAACTTTTTTGCCATTGATTTCCATTCCATGCATATTGAATACTACTAAAAGTGTTGGTAACATAACTAGCATTGCTTGTAGTTGTTGGATGATAAGCTACTGTCCACGCATTGCCGCTGTATTGTATGATATCATTGGTTTGTGCATAAGTAATGCTACTATTTGCATTTTGCCATGCAACCGCACCATTTCCAAAACTAGCACCACCTAGATTATTAACAATTAAATAACGTTGACCAACACTTGCTGCGGGCAATCCTACACCAGGTCCGTTTACCTGTGGATCTATAATTGCATTTACACTTGGTAGTATATTTGTAGGTATAGTAGCAGAATCAACATTAAAATGCAAGTTGTAAGGATTATTTGTATCATATGTTATTGTTCCTACGACTAAACGCTCAGTAGTTGTATTTGTAAGATATAACATGCTGTAATTTGCTACAATATTACCAAAACTTGCTATTGTAGATGCCCATGGAATTGAATTTCCTAGCGTAGTTGGTATATTAAAATTTGTATTATTAATTTCTGGACCACTGCGATTGAATAGTGTAACATTACCATTATGCACTACTACTTGATATCCCGTAGGTGTAAAAAATTGGCGATTGCCTAGCAAATTTGTTTGTTCAATTAAACTTTGTTGTATATTACCATTACCATCATATACACTAGCTACTACACTTTGTATTACACCTAGTCTTTTTAATTTTGCTGGTGTAGTGATCCAAATTGGCATTTCAAACGTAAATGTAGCAATATCAATAGGATCATCACTGCCTACGGGAATATTTCTTGTAGTCCAGTTGGTATCTGTCAGTAGAATATAACTTAAACTTGTCCAATCCAAATAATTATCAGTGCTTTGAATTTCCATATCTGGATTAAATTGACTAGCAATTTGTTCAAAGATTTGTAACTTTTGGTCAAAATTAGATGTCCAAACTTCCATTTTCACAGTTAAACGATATGGTGCTGGCATAAGTCTATCTAGACTAAATGTATTTCCTTGTTGTGTAGATATATTGCCTGTAAGTGGATCTTTGGCTCGCTGACGAATAGCAGTTTTATCAACAAATTTAGGTTCTTGAATTCGTGATCTGTCATATTTTACATCTGTGATATAAACAACAATCATCGGCACATTATTTAAATTGTTTTCACTGTTTTGTCGCAATATTGCAGAAACTTGACGATTTGTATCTGCATAACGGCATGGCACACGATATAACACTGTATTTCCATTGGTATCATTGCCATATTGCACATAAATGTAACTGAATATTCGCACAAATTGATTCATAAAACGTCTGATTTGTTTGTCGTAGAAAAAGTCCACGTGATTATCCTAGTTTGTCTGGTATAATTTTTAGTAAGTTACTTAGTGTTTGACGTTGTGGAATAACAGCACCATTAGCCAGTAGTGTAGTTTTATTATTGTTAACAAATGTACCCAATAATGTGCTATTAAGGTTACCAGTTAATGCAGTGCGTTGCACATCCTGCACAGCGACCCATTTCTGACCATCATACCGAAATAATCTATTTGGAAAATAATCTGTGCGTAAAACATATTGTCCAACGCTTGGATTTAATGGAAAAGCTACATCTGCTGTTACAGGTAAACCATCTGGTGGTGTTGCGCTGCCTGTTAAATAACCAGGTATCGACACTATCGGACTAATACCATCAACTGCAGGCAGTATGTATAAAGAAGCAGTGCTATAACCACTCTGTGGAACATCACTTTCAGCCTGTGAAACAACTGCATCATTTATACTGTTATATCTGGTATATGTGCTTAGTAAATCACGTATAGTATCATTTGTTTTTATATCACTCTTGCTTCCAGTGCCTGCATTAGCATCAAGTATATCACGGTATTCTTGACCATCAACCATTGGTACTACTTTACAACGCCAAATATGATTCCACCAAGTTTGTGCATAACCTTCACTGGCACGATTTGCTTCTTGCACTACATAAAACTTTTTAAGTGCTGCAGGTAGTGTTTCATCAAGCGGAAAATAATCACGCAGATGTGGCAATTCAAATACATCGCCTGGTATTATTTTACGACCTAAACGTGCAATCATGTCGTTGTAATGAAAAGTTATATAAAGTGTATCTTGATTTTGAAATAAACCAAATTGACTTAAATTGTAATCAATATCTTGTATTGTATAATGACCACGTAATTCATAAACATTTGGTTCATAACTTCGATCACGATTTTCTAGAAATAACAAATCTTGAATATTACGTTCACTTTGGTTTGAATACTGTGGCTGTGTAAGATCTGTAGTTGGTCCTACATCTTTTGGACCTAGATATTTGTTTACATTTATGCCTACACCACCAACAGTATATAATTCGCTAATTCGGCGATCTTGCCATTTGTAGTCATTAGTATGGTCACTTCTATATAAACTTAATCTTGGCATAATTATTTCCCACAGATATTTATGGGAAATAAACTATTGTGTTTTTAACCATGGTGGTTTAATAAAATTTTTTACGTGGGCATCAAGCGGTGTTGGTTGGCACGGTTGAATATATTTCGTGTTGGCATCTTCTGCAAGTATTTCCTCTACACGTGGATCGCTCCATGCTACTGGAAAATTTAATAACTTACCAAGACTACGAACATAGTGACTACGATATAGATAAAGCAACTCTTGACTTATGAATAGTGGTGGCTCTTCTATTTTATTCAACATAATCTGCATCATGCCCCAAGTTGGACCACCACGAACTCTGCGTTGTTGTATGTCTAAAATATTGCGATCTCGACCGATTATAGCAATTTCACTATCTATTCCTACTGCTGCCAGTGCTGCTACAAATTCTTCTAACTTTGGAATTCTTGCAGTGAAATTTTCCATATAAGGATTGCTTATACTTGTTACTGCATACTCTTTATTACCCATAATATCCACAGTAATCTTACTTGGATCATTCCAGTATTCATTAAATGGTTCATACCAATGTGGAATAAAATATCCATCGGGTTGTAAGGCTGCTTTCCAACCATGAACCGCATCATGTAGTGAAAATATTTTACCAAATAAATGATTACCACTACCTTGTGGACCAATAACAATTAACATCTTCATTGCATTTTTCTCAACTCAAAATAAAGTCTATCACTATTATCCTTCTTAAAGGAACTTAATTCACAATTAAACTTTTTAGCAATTGTAAATGCCGTATCAAAATCCCACTTATAGATATCAATCCATGGTCCATTCTTATGTGCAATACCAGGATTTGCTCGAACATAAATTTTACCGTTTGGCATTGTTAAGTCAATCACTTTTTTCATACGAATTTCAATATCGGAATATTGCCCAAAGTTGATACTACCAAATACGATTACATGATCGTAGGTATTGTCTGGAACAGTGTAATCAAGAATATCGACCATATAATCAGCACTATTGTTGTAAGCATCAATACCAATTAGGTTAGGAATACGTGCCTTAAATGGATTAAACCCACAACCAACATCTAACACTGCAACGGGATTTTCTTTATTGATACGCTCTACAATATTCCATCCAGTATACTGATAAACTTCAGTTCGTGGTTGCCAAATGCCACCCCAAAATCGTGCGCAGTATTTCTCATTGATATCGTTTGTAATATCAGCAAGTGTTCCGTTAAAGTTTATTTCTAAATCAAATTCGTTATTAATATGGCTGCAAAATTTTTCCCAACGTTTAGGTGTCCACGGTAATGCATTAACAACAGTAAATTGT